TTTTTTCTTGCACTTCTACTTGCTGACAACATGTGCCATTGTCTTCTCTTTTTTTGCTGTGCATATTGCAACATTTTGTTTCGTCTATTGACACGATTCACACTCCTCATTGTTCACTGTAGCTCCCTGGGGATTACAATTACATTTCTCACATGGACAAACTCCAGTGTTGTCTGAATGTCCTTTAACATTACAATGACAATTACAAAAACAATCTTTACATTTAGCCATTATTTTTTTGGTAATCCTTTTGATAACCATCTAACAAATTTATTCCATGGCCAACAAATTATTTTCCATAGTTTTTTAATCATTTTTTTTCTCCTCGATTTCGTAGAAGAAGTTGTCTGTGTCTTCAGTACGCCATCTACTACTATCTTCGACATTCCAATCACTTGTTTGTACCTTCCATTTAGGAATTTCATTCTTCACAGTGAAAGAAGGAATGTTCCATATTAATCTATTGTTTGGTTGTGCTGCATAGTTACCATTATCTAAAGCAAGTATGTGTGCGCACTTATGTTCGTGCGGTATTTCCGAATGATCGGTGTCGACTATATTACTCTCTGGATGCGCCCAGTCAACAGTAAATAAATAAGATCCTGAGTGCCATTTTTTGTCTTTTCCTATGTACTTACCGTGTTGTCCATCTAAAAAATCGAAAGAAGAAATAGCAGGATAGTAACTGAAACAATTCCAAAGCTCCAACTCGTCAAGTCTAGGTTTAGGAATTTCTTTGACATCAAAGCCTCTTTGGATGAAGGCGCTAATCGGTAAACGATAGAAGACAGCACCATTTTCCATAATTGCATGAAACAATATGGGACGCCCTGTAATCGATGCCACAGCAAATACAATACAGTCTTCCACTTCTCCATGGTGTTTTTTAAGGTCATAGAGATACTCCTTCCTTATCTGCGCGTATGTCGCGGGAATATTTGCGTTTAGATATGCCATGCAACATACAGCCTTATTATAAAATTGCTAAAATAACTATAATCACTACAGCAGCAATCACTAGTTTTTTGTGATCTGTCCATAGGTGATTTATCTGATCTAATATATTCATGTTCCCTCCTATTTGTCGTATATGTCTCCCCAATTTTTACCTGATTCATAATCAACTTTATTAGGGACCTCTAGTTTAACAGATTGTTCCATAATCTCAATGATTTTTTCAACCTGTTTATCGTCTTCAATTGATATATCTAGCTCATCATGTATCTGAATATGGGCTACAATACCCTCTTTATATAAATCAACCATTGATTTTTTAGTCATATCAGCTGCTGATCCTTGTATGAGCTTGTTTAAAGCTTTGTAGGTATAAGCTCTTCTGATCCCTGGTCCGTGTTCTGCGAGGGCATCTTCATGAGTCATAGCTTTATGCATACCGAATTGATTGGGTTCCCATAAATGAAACCTACAAAGTCTTCCAAGTAATGTTCTAATTTGTCCTCTGTCCTGTGCTCTGTTGGAAGCTTTACTCATTAACTGTTTAACAAAAGGTACTTTAGCATGGTACTGAGCAAATAATTCTTCTGCTTTTTCTTTGCTTACTCCAAGTTCAGCCTGTAGTTTAGCTTTACCCATTCCATAAAATAAACCAAGGTTAATAGTTTTAGCCTGGTCTCTAGGAATTTGTGCCATTTCCGCTACTCTTCCGTGAAAATCTGAATCGCTATCTTCTTGATAAGAATCTACAACTTCATAAACTGAAGGAAGTTTATATAAAGCCGCATAATGAACTACGAGTCTTGGTTCTTGTTGAGAGTAGTCAAAACATCCCCACTTACATCCTTCTTCAGGTATAAATAAACTTCTTATCTTTGGTCCTAGATCCTTGTTTCTTGCAGGAATTTGTTGAAGATTAGGATTCTGATAACTAAATCTTCCTGTAACCGTTCCGCCCCCTGCGTTTCTTAATTGATTAATCTCTGCGTGAATTCTTCCTTTATGTTCGTATTTTAAAATAGAATCAATAAAAGTTGTGTGGGCTTTATTAATTTCTCTTGCTTTGGCAATTAAATTTACAACAGGATGAGCGTGTTCTTGTAAAAAATTCTTAGTAAAAGAAGGGGCTTCTGTTTTCACAGTTCGTTCATAAGGAATCTTGAGTACATCAAAAACATTTGCTATACTTCTTGCTGCCCAAATTTGAGGTCTAATATTTGTTTCTAGCTCTATGTTATTAAGTAATTTATTTTCTTCAGTTACAAACTCTTTCTTCATTTGATGTGCTCTTTCTACATCTACTCTAACCCCTTTAAATCTCATATCTACTAAACAAGGGAAGAGTTCTGTTTCAAGATCAAAGATGTCTTCTAAATCTTGATGAATAATTTCTTTTTTAAGTTCTTGCCATAAACCTAGAGTTACTTCTGCGTCTCTTTCAGCATAAGCCCCTACATGCATTGCGGGAAGTTTATACATCTCTGCTTTCGGATCGATACCCCATCCTTCAGCTGCTTCAACTAAAGCTCTTTCATTTTTACCATAACCTAAATAATGCCAAGATAAGCTGTTAAGATCATACCTATATCTATTTTCATCAGTCACTGCTGCAGCAACCATTGTGCATACAATATCGCCATTAATTTTAAATCCTAATCTTCTTAACCAACACACATCATAGATAGCGTTATGAAAAACTTTAATAGATTGAGATTCCAAAATATCTTTTAACCAATCTAATACTTTCTTACGATCCATATTACCGCCTCCTTCATGGGCAATAGGAAAGTATCCTTTGTAATGAGTTGTTGCCACAGAAATGCCTACAACATCTCCATCTCCAATAATAGAACCTGACCCTTTGTTTTTTAAACCTGGGTCTTTGGTTTCTAAGTCAATTGCAATTTCATCTACCTGTCTTAGGTCTGGAAATTCAGTTGGTTTTACCCACTCAGTCTGCGCTTCAAACTTTGGTATTTTCATAGTCTCTCTCCATTATCATTTCTATATAGTGTATTGCTTTTTTTAAGTCTTCCTTCTTTCCTTTGTAGGAATGCCTACAAATATATTTAATAGCATTACCTTCTGCGAAAGGCAAATTGTTGGCGTTGATAAACTGCGATGGTTGAATCTTAAAATTTGAATAGTGATTCCCACCGTGCTGCTTAGTGTATACTTTGGATTTCATATCCTAATCTATCCTCCTTTGCTCCCATTATATATAAGTTTTGTTTAGTTCTTGTTACACCGACATACCAAACACGATGTTCTTCGTCGGCTTTCTCAGGACTCTTTTCAATACCTTCTCGAATCTTATCTGTATTATCTAATATCAATAATACATTATCTGCTTCACCCCCTTTAGCTGAATGAATTGTCGAAAGTTTTACACGTGCATCCTGAGAAAGTTTTTCTTTATTACTCAACATTTGCCTAATGTATAAAATTTGTTCTGGATCAGAGTTAAATATTTCATACCAGGTATCCATCTCATCAATTCCAAAATCTGAACAATCATATACTTTACCTTCATCAAAATTAAATTCGTGACCTGTATAATCAAAGATATCTTTTATCTCAGCAGGGGTTAAAGGATTTCCACTTGTCCATCTTGTAAAATCTTGAATAGCCTTGTATAATTTTGCGCTAAAACTTTTTCTATTTTTATACTCAAAATAAATACCTCTCTCTAATAAGTAGGGTTTTAATTTAATTAATCTATAATTAGTTCTTGCAAGAACTAACCAATTACCTTTAGTTAGATCAACTTCGTCTAAACTATATACTTCTTCACAATGTCCTTTACTATCTCTTGGTTTCCATTCCTTTGGTATTCTAGTTTCAATTTGAGATATGATAGTATAAGCTACATGTTGAACTTCAATCGGAACTCTGTAAGATTTAGGTAATACTATTTCTTTTGCAGGTTCACTTTGAAATCTTTTAACATCTGCACCTGCCCAGCCATATATAGCTTGATCATCATCACCAGCTAAGATAATATGTTTACAATTTTTCTTCAAAATATTATACATTTCCCACTGAATTGGTGATAAATCTTGAGCTTCATCAATAAAAATTACATCAAAACTTGGGCATAATTGAGACGAAATAAACTCTTCAATCATATCAGTAAAATCTTTGAGCTTAAAAGAATCTTTATAATTATTTAATTCTT